ACCAGTACCTTTCTTCAAAGTGTACCTATGAACTGTTTGTTTTGTTCCATAAAGTAAACCTGGTTTCTCTAGATAACCATAATAATCCAAATCTTCAGCCAATTGACGTGCTGGTTGTTCAGACTTTACGACACGGTTATCAGGAGACTTCCAGAGGACTGTTGTAGCTCGAGTACGAAACTCAGGATATTCCTCTGGGAAAAATTGAGCGAAATTAGTGCTTGCTGGACTAGACGCTAAATGGATAAGAGCGAAATCTCTTTCTCTGTCAACATAGCAATATTCCTCGGTCAATTTTTGGTCCTTAGTTTTAGCGCTAGGGACTCCTGGAGTTGTCGATGTTTCAATATCAATGGGATAGACATCTGGAACAACATGAGATGGGATCAAGATAACATTAGATGCTACCATGATACCGTTCACAGTTCCATATACCTCTCCTTTGGATTTAACAATAACAACTCGGAGAGCCTTCGCAATAGCTAATTGTAAATCAGCACTTGTTGTTGTTTTGGATACTTTAGTTTCTTTTGGTGTGAGTCGTGAATAACCTTCTTTATAATCTTTCTCATCCTGTAGAATAACGCGATGTGCGTTTCCTTTAGGACAATCGAGAATACGTTCAAAGATTTCAGTCTTCTCATCAAAGAAACTGGATTTGTCCTGTACAAAGAGTAAAGGTTTAATAACAGTATAACTCTTGTAGAGGGCAATAATTGATGCACCCAAAGCAAAATATTTGGTGATGTTTGATCTCAAATGATCACGAACACCTTCACACAAACTAGACAATCGATCTAATCTATTTTCCAACTCAGTATCAACTTCAACAATCATTCTATGATATAATTGATAAAGTCTTAGAGTAGAAAAAGATATAGTCATAATAGCTAGTTTATGACTAATAAGTGCTGCTACAGCTACTGAACCAAAGAGAGCAAGAATATGTTTCTTTAGTTCATTGCGATAGCGCCATACTTTGGCATATAATGCTCCATCCTTATAGAGCTTTTTCATCGATGTTGTACAACCAGAAATTGCTGCACGATAGTCCCACAATTCAGCTGTGCTAAATGCGGACCAAGGTGATCCAAAAAGAGCGACTGCATCTTTGTCCTCATCTTCTACAGAATCAAGGATAGATTTTGCTTTGTCGCTGAGATTATTGCATGTATCACACCATTTATGACCCTTATTTAGGTTATTATAGTGATCACATTTGCATTTATTCTCGCCACAACACTTGCAATCAGTTTGAGGTTCACAAGTACAAACTGCAATGGAGTCATTGCAGACAGTGCAGAACTCATCCTCTCCTTCAGATTTCTTTTCACATGTCTCACACCAATAATGACCATCATTTAGTTCATCAAAGTGTGCACATGCACATGGAAAAGTCTCGCAACATTTGCAAGTAGGATCAGGATCACAAGTGCAAACAACTGAAGGACACCCACAGGTGTAACAGAATTCGCACTCATCAAGTTCTTTTTGAGCCTTAGCTTTCTCTTTTTGGTAAGCAATATGACGCTTAACATCTTTGGCAATAAAAGAACACATAGCTGCAAAGTCGTGTTCCTCATCATCGTATTTGTTCCATTCATCTCGGTTAATTATTTCCCAGACAATTTCTTTTTTACCAGTCTCTTCATCTGTCTCGATGTGACTAAATCGTTTTAATGTCAATTTGTATACATCATAGCGAGGCTTATCGAATTTAATTAGTCCTCCATAGGAGTTCTTATATTCATCTCTAGCCTCAACTGTGACATCTAAAGCAAATCGGCGTAAAATACTCTCAGCACATGCTGAACACTCGATAGCACGAAGTGTTTCATCGTTAGTTGTAGCTAAGAATGCATCATTGCCTGGATAATAAATACCCTTCTCTTTTGTGTCTGCCTTCTCTAGTGGACGAGGAACCGTATTGACATAATTTAAAATCCTGTCATAATTGGGTTTTTCATTCTTATTGTTGGCAACATCATCAGCGCAAATAACCTTGTGTGAGGGGAAGATTGTAGATTCAAATTTTTCAGAAATATTTGTAAATACAACTTGGCCTCTTTCATTGGGATCATGTTTATAAGCATGTAACACAATGCGAGAGCACATATCCAACAAAGTTGATTTTCCAGTACCCGAAGGTCCTGCAAACTTTATTGAATAGGCTTCTAATTTACGAGGTGCATCTGCAACTGATGCATACAATTGAGATTGTTTGTCTGTCAATGAACGGACAAAATTAGAGACACTCATACGTTGTTGGGTGCTTGTGCACCGTGAGATGAGTGATTTTGCAGTCTTGATTGCTTTACCTAGACGTGATTCAAATTCTTTCTTGGTTAGATTGAATCGGTCCTTGAGTTCAACTTCCTTATTCGCAATAACGAAAGGAAAAGCTTGTTCAAGTACACGAACTTCAACTTCAAATTGTTGAGTTTCATCTTT